GGGTCAACAGTTTTAGCTGCTGGATTTGGAGCAATAGTAGAGACTACAACTACATTACATACATATACATTTCATAGGCTTACACCAAAAGCGACAGAGGTTACTACTGTTGCAGGGATAAGCGGTAACATAACAACTGTTGCTGGTATTGCATCAAACGTAACATCAGTTGCTAATAACGCAACAAATATAAATGCTGTAGCTGGTAATAATTCAAATATTACTTCTGTAGCTGGTAACGCATCAAATATTAATAGTGCAGTATCTAACGCAAGTAATATTAATTCTGCTGTAAGTAATGCAAGTAATATCAATACTGTTGCTGGCTCTATAACCAACGTAAATAATGTTGGTGGTTCTATTAGTAATGTAAATATTGTAGCTTCTAATTTAAGTAGTGTTAACAGTTTTGCTAACTTATATCGAATAGGAGCAAACAACCCTACAAGCAGCTTAGATGTAGGAGACTTATTCTTTAACACAACTGCTAACGAACTCAAAGTTTATAATGGTTCTGCTTGGCAAGGTGGTGTTACAGCAACTGGTAACTTAGCTGGTCTAGGCACTAACACGTTTACTGGCGATCAAACGATTAATAGTGTAAATGTAGGTAAAGGTGCAAACTCTGTTGCTGGTAATACTGTCCTTGGAGAACTTGCTTTAGATGGTTCTGTTTCTGGTGCAAACAATACTGCCCTTGGAAATCAAGTACTTACAGATTTAACTTCTGGAGTAAGTAACACCGGTATTGGGAATGATTCTCTTAAATCAGTTACAACTGGTTCACGAAATGTTGGTTTGGGTGCTGGAGCGTTAGATGCTCTCACTACTGCTTCTAATTTAACTGCGGTAGGAACAGGTGCGTTATCAGCAAATACATCAGGTTCTTCAAACGTAGCTGTAGGCTATAACTCCTTAGATGCCAACACTACAGGATCATCTAATACTGGAATAGGACAAAATGCTTTAGGAACAAACACAACTGGGTCTAATAACACTGCTGTCGGTGCTAATGCGTTAGATGCTAATACTACAGGAGACTTTAACGTCGCAGTTGGTTACACAGCATTAGATAAAAATACAACAGGAGACAGTAATGTTGCTATTGGTACGAGTGCATTAAGAGATGTAACTACGGCAAATCAAAACGTAGCTGTTGGTCATAATACTTTAGTTTCAAATACATCTTCTAATAATACTGCGTTAGGACATGGTGCATTATTTGCAAACACATCTGGAGGATCAAACATAGCTGTAGGTAAACACTCGTTATTAGCAAACACAACAGGAGGTTCAAATGTAGCGGTAGGTACTAACTCGTTAGATGCTAATACTACTGCTAGTAATAACACAGCCGTAGGAAATGCAGCATTAGGAGCAAACACAACTGCCAATAATAACACTGCTGTAGGTTATGTTGCTTTATCTGCAAACACAACTGGAATAGAACACGTTGCGATAGGAGCTAATGCTTTAGACGTTAATACTACTGGAAATAAGAACACTGCGATTGGTTATGACAGCCTTGGATCAAACACAACTGGTGGTCTTAACGTAGCCGTAGGAAACGATTGTTTACGATCAAACACAACTGGAACAAGTAACACGGCTGTTGGGGTTGCTGCTCTTGATGGTAATACGACTGGAGTTCAAAACACAGCACTTGGTTTACAAGCTTTAGATAGCAACACAACAGCGGATAACAACACAGCAGTTGGTTTTCAATCTTTACTGTCAAACACAACTGGTGGTAGTAACACAGCAGTTGGAAGAAGTGCTTTAGGAGCAAACACAACAGGTGCTAACAACACTGCTGTGGGCAGGGGTTGTTTAGATGTTAACTCAACGGGTAACAACAATGTTGCCGTAGGTTATCAGGCAATGGATGCTAACACAACTGGTAGTTTAAGTACTGGAATTGGTTATAACGCATTAGGCGGTCTTACAACCGCAGATGAAAACACTGCTGTGGGTTCTTTTTGTTTAAGTAGTAACACTACTGGTGCTGTCAATACAGCCGTAGGAGCTAAAGCCTTGTCAACCAATGTTACAGGTAGTTCTAATGCTGCTTTTGGTTATGAAGCACTGCAGATGAACACTGGAAGTAGTAATACTGCTGTTGGAATGAGAGCTTTGGAAGAAAATACTACAGCATCTAATAATACGGCAGTAGGAAAAAGTGCTTTAGAGGCAAACACAACTGGACAACAAAACGTAGCCGTAGGAGCCGATTCACTAGATTCAAATACAACAGGATCATTTAATATCGCAGTTGGACATGATGCTTTACAGGCAAATACCACTGGAGGTTATAACGTAGCTATTGGTCAAACTGCTTTAGGTGCTGCTACAACTGTTAATCATAATACGGCTGTTGGCGGTGGTGCTCTTGAACGTGCTACGACTGCCAATAACACAGCGATTGGTTTTGCTTGCCTAGGGCAGAATACAAGTGGAGGAATAAATACAGGACTTGGATCTTATTCTTTATATTTAAATACAACTGGAGATAATAATACGGCTCTAGGTCATAACAGTTTAGGAAATAACACTACTGCTGATAATAATACTGCTGTAGGACATTATGCTTTAAATGCAAACACAACTGGAGCAGGTAACGTAGCCGTTGGTGCTAATGCTTTAGATGCAGCAACTACTGCTTCAAACAATACTGCTGTTGGACTTGAAGCTGGCACTGCACTTACAACAGGAGATAATATAGTAGCAGTTGGTAGATATGCTGTTCAAAATTGTACAACTGGATCTGGAAATGTTGGACTTGGACTAAATTCTTTAAGAAATACCTCTACTGGTTCAAACAATGTTGCTGTAGGAACACAGGCATTAGAACAGAATACTACAGCAAATGATAATGTGGGAGTTGGATACCAAGCTTTGCTCAGTACAACAACTGGTGATCGCAATGTAGCCGTAGGAACAAATGCTTTAGATACCAGTACTACATCAACAAAAATGGTAGCAATAGGACATCAAGCTTTGACAGCAGCTACAACTGCTACTGACTGTACTTGTATTGGTGCATTTGCTGGTATGTCAATTACCACAGGAGGTTCAAATAATGCTCTTGGTTCAGGTTCTCTTGAATCAACTACAACAGGAACTAGCAATGTAGCTATTGGAAATGGGTCCTTACAATCAAACACCACAGGAGTTGAGAATACAGCAGTTGGTAGAAATTCTTTAAATGTTTGCACAACTGGTGCCGAAAACACAGGAATTGGATTTGAGGCTTTAGAAGCATTGACCACTGGAGGAGGTAATGTAGGTGTAGGAGAAAAAGCTGGCTATGAAATACAAACTGGAAACAATAATATTTATATAGGAATACAAGCTGGAAGAAACCACAGTAGTTCTGGTGGAAACTGTATTTATATTGGAGCTGATACAATTCCAACTGCTGGCGATATAAGTAATCAAATTATTTTCGGAAATAGCAGTACTTCACAATTAAGGTGTCAAGTACAAACAATACAAGGTTTATCTGATGAAAGAGATAAAACAGATATTGTTGATTCAATTTATGGTTTAGATGTTATTAATTCTATAAAAGCAAGACAATTTAAATGGGCGATTCGTGAAGATCCAGATGCAACATATCCTGTAAGTTCAAATAATGGTAAAGTTGAACTTGGTTTTGTTGCACAAGAATTAAATACAGCACTTGGAGATAAAAACGATATTATTAGAATTGTTGATAATACCAATCCTGACCAACTAGATGCTTCTTATGCAAGATTAATACCTGTAATGGTCAAAGCAATACAAGAGTTATCCGTAAAAGTCACAGCCCTCGAAGCAGGGTAAACTGTAAACAACTACTTTTTTATCATGGAAGAAAAAACTTCAGACGAAATCGCAGCAATCTTCTCTGCTGCTGGTGATAGCGTCACTCTAATCAACACTGCAAAAACATCAGATGAAACTGATGATGAATACAAGAACAAAATCAAGCGTAATGTAGAGCATCTTGAAATTATTAAGGGTTACAAAAAGCTTGATGAAACAACTTCTATCTGGACATCAGAAGATTTTACAGCTATTGACAAAGCTATTGTTGATGGTAAAAAAGTTTATTCTTAATTTCTTATTATGACTATTGAAGAACTACAACAAAGGTTACAACAGTTAAACCTTGAAAGAAGTCAATTAGAAATTTCTTTTAATCAACTTACTGGTGCAATGTTAGAAGTTGAACGTCAAATTGTTGAAGAACAAAAGAAACTTGAACCAGAAAAAAAAGAGGAAAAAACTAATGCCACTTAAAGGAAAACAATACAAACTTGATGTTGATGGTGATAAAAAAATCACCAGAAAAGATTTTATGATTTTAGCTAAAAACACCAAGAAGAAGAAAAAGAATGGAAATAAATCTGCCTGATTTACCAGATACAGATTTTATTCTCGTTCCACCTAAAACAATTTTTTATCCTCCGATAGTGGAAGAACCTTATTTAGATCCCCTACTTCTTCCAAGTTTGGAGCAGGTAGAGTCGGGTTTGGGAGGTCAGGAATCTTCTGCTGAAGAAGAAAAAGCATCTTCAACGGAGGAAGGGTTAGAAGTAAAACCAGAGACAATACCGACAAACCTGCCAGCCACCAAAGAAACTTTATCAAATGAAGAAGCTATAGCTACATTTAATATACCTTTTTTTGGTGAAATGCCTATACCAGCACCAGAGGTTATAGCTTCTAGTGTTATAGCAGCAGGTACAGCGTCAGTTGCTAGTGTGGTTGGTGGTATTGCCATGCAATCAGTATTAGCTTTTATCAAGAAAACATTTAAGAAAATCTTTACTAAAGTTCTTAAAAAAGAAGTCGCAAATGTGAAGGAAAAGATGGATAATAATAAAGGTAGCTAGAGTTCACATACCTGTACGTGTGGCGTCTAAACTAGCTACTTAAATTTTTCTGCGTTGGCTTTTACATAACTTCGTATATTGATTACATCATTGCAAATGTATGCGAACTTAGACTCAGGATTTATCATGTAGCCTGATGCGTGAAGCTGTCCGCACTTCAAGATACGAACTAGCTGCTTATCATGCACTTGCTTGTCTAATTCTTCTTTGGCTTGGTCTAGCTTTACTTTGGATAGTTCGTTACAGGTTTGATTATCTCCCAGAGGTATCATAAAACTCATTTGTATTCCCCAACCTTCATTGATGCTATACGTCTCTTCACCTTGTGCATCATTACCTGTATAGAAAGGAGTTACAGCCATAGTAGGTTGACTACAAACTAAAGAACCAAACTGCTGCTTGCCTGTCATTCCATTATTGATATTCATATTCTGATTGATAATACTAGAATTACCAACAGCATTAGGTTGAGCCTGTACGTTAGTATCGCCTTCGGCTCTTGCTTTATTACTGACTAAAGACAGACAAAGAAGTGATAACGCTAGTAGTGTTGATCGTGTCATTCTGTGTGATCTTTTCAATCATTAAACCTGCTGCCCTTGTGGTTACATTTAGTGACCAATCTTTTGAAGTGTCTGCAACAGTAAATACTGCATCACCACCAGAGATACCAGCAGATGCAGCCACACTTATATTAGAACCTTCCCAAGTATTTATTGTAGACCCATATTTTTCAGTAATTACTGAGCGAGTAATTGTCTGAGTAGTATTCTCTGTGCGGTTACTAGAACCAGTAGTCCAAGAAGGCACTCCGTTTGCATAACAAGGTGCAACTATAAATAAACCTAGTAAGAGTAGCTTTTTCATTTGATACCTACATTAGTGTCTTTGTTATCTACTATCTTAGCAGCGTTATTAGGTTTCTTTTTGTTCACACTGATACCATAAGATCCTAAAACCCCACTGGTCAAACCTGCCAAAAAAGCACCATCATTACGTATTTTATCCATGTATCCAAGAGTCATCATTGCTAATGACCAACAAAGAATCATAAATCGTACAGCGTGACCAAAAAGTTCACCCCAATCAGTACCTTCTTTTTCTTCTTGTTCTTCCATAGAAGTGCAAACTCTTGTCTAATACTAGCAATGTAGCTATGTTTGGAAAGTAACACAAGATTATTATGCTTAAAATCTTAAAACCAGTACTACTAAAGTTCTTTACTACAACTGCTGTAAAGAGATTAGTAGTCGATTTGCTTAGAGCTATCTGCAAACAAACTACCAATACGCTAGATGACAGGGCTGTTGATATGTTAGAGCAACAGTTGTTTCCTAAAATGAACTGATATGAACCATAAAGAGTTTTTCAAGATTCTTGTTGGTAACCCACCACCAGAAATAGAGTTTGAAATTGAAGTAAAGCAACGTGAAACAGAACAACTGCCTGATGAAGCTGTAAGGGCATACTGTTTAGACCTAGTTAAGTACACCAAGCTACAAGATTTGCTTTTAACTTCAGCAATAATGCGTATATCAGATATAGAAACTAAACTATACCGCTATGAGAAAGGCATGAAACTATACAAAAAGGTTAGAAAGCTAGGTTTTGTAGGTAAAATTAAGTATCTTCTGTTTGGCAAAACAGATAAAAAGTGATTATATTAATTAAAAACAAGACTAATCATGGATAAAAATTTTAAAATCCTAGAAAAGTTACATTTACTTCTTGCAAAAGAACTGACAGATAAGATTACAAGTGGAGAAGCAAAGGCAGGGGATCTAAACGTAGCTAGACAGTTTTTAAAAGATAATGGTGTTGAGTGCTTACCAGTAGAAAAGAACCCAATGCAAGAGCTTATGGAGAACTTACCAGACCTAGATGCTGTACCTTTAGCTGATCTATAATTGCAACCCTTACCAAAAAAACTACAAGACTTTAGATATTTCTTAATCGTTACGTGGAGACATCTAAACCTACCAGATCCTACACCTGTTCAGTTAGACATAGCTGAATATCTACAATATGGTGCAAGACGTAAAATTATACAAGGATTTCGTGGTGTAGGTAAGAGTTGGATCACATCTACCTATGTAGTGTGGAGACTTCGTATGAATCCACAGTT